TATATTCGAGATACAGCTTTGAAATATAGACAAAGGGGCATAGATTTAACGAAACAAGCATTAAATAATATGTCAGTTAATAGAACAGCATATCAAGGAGCATATTTCTCTAGGGGGGCTGATAATCCTTATCATGTAGATACAACTCGTGGTAAAGAAGACATTAGCTGGTTAATTAGGTAAATATTTATAATAATAATTATATACAATGGCTGATAAAGGCATATTTTCAAGACTACAAAGATTATTCTCTACTGATGTAATTATCCGTAATGTAGGAGGAAATCAATTAAAAGTAACAGATAGTAGCAAAATACAAGCTACAGGCGAGTTACAAACTAATTCTCTAGTAGATAGATACAATAGAATTTATTCTACAAACCCAACCTCACTCTATGGCCAGCAGTTCAATATGAACTACCAATACTTGAGACCACAATTATACTCAGAGTATGATACAATGGATCAAGATGCTATTATTGCCTCAGCTTTAGATATTATAGCAGATGAATCTACCCTAAAAAATGACATGGGTGAAGTGCTTCAAATTAGAAGTGCAAACGAAGATATACAAAAAATACTTTATAATTTATTCTATGATGTATTAAATGTCGAATTTAATTTATGGTCTTGGATTCGCCAAATGTGTAAATATGGTGATTTCTTCTTAAAACTAGAAATTGCAGAAAAATTTGGGGTATATAATGTAATACCTTACACACCTTACCACATTTCAAGAGAAGAAGGATACAACCCAGAAAACCCATCTGATGTTCGTTTTCTATACTCCCCAGAAGGTCTAGCTAACCCAAGTTCAGGAATGTATAGCATGCCAAACCAGCGTCAACAAGATAGTGGTATACATTTTGACAACTATGAAATGGCTCACTTTAGATTACTAGCTGATACTAACTATTTACCTTATGGTAGAGCATATTTAGAACCAGCTCGTAAATTATTTAAACAATATACATTGATGGAGGATGCAATGTTAATTCATAGAATTGCTCGCGCCCCAGAAAAACGAATCCATTATATTAATGTAGGATCTATTCCACCAAATGAGGTAGATGCGTTTATGCAAAAAACTATCTCAAACATGAAACGTACTCCTTATATTGATCAACGAACTGGTGAATATAACTTAAAGTATAACATGCAAAACATGATGGAAGATTTTTATATTCCAATTCGTGGAAATGATACTACAACTAAAATTGAAACTACTAAAGGTTTAGATTATGATGGTATTAGAGATGTAGAATATTTAAGAGAAAAATTATTTGCTGCTTTAAAAGTACCTAAAGCCTTTATGGGTTATGAAGAAGATGTAGAAGGTAAAGCTACATTAGCGGCTGAAGACATCAGATTTGCAAGAACAGTAGAACGTATCCAACGTATTATTCTATCTGAATTAAATAAAATTGCATTAGTTCATTTATATACTCAAGGTTACACAGATGAAAGTTTAACTAACTTTGAATTATCACTAACTACACCTTCAATTATATTTGAACAAGAAAAAGTAGAATTGTTAAAATCTAAAGCAGAATTATCCTCAGCACTATTAGAACAAAAAATTGTTCCTACTGATTGGATTTATGATAATATCTATAATCTAAGTGAAGATCAATACGATGAATATAGAGATTTAATTAGAGAAGATGCTAAACGCAACTTTAGATTAAACCAAATTCAAGAAGAAGGTAATGACCCAATTGAAACAGGTAAATCATATGGTACACCTCATGATTTAGCCTCCCTATATGGTAAAGGAAGAATGTACTCTGACCCAGGCAATGTACCAGACGGGTATAATGAAAATGATCCTGTAGGACGTCCTAAAGATTCTATTTCTAAAATTGGAACACAAGATAGTAACTTCGGTAAAGATAGATTAGGTGTTAAACGTATGAAAGATACCGATAAAAATGATTCTGCAGATAGTAGAACAGACACTAATAGAAATGCTATTGCTTTAGAGTCAGCCCAAAGTGTTTATTTGCAAAACAAAGATATGTTTAAGAAAATACCAAAAAAACGCTTAGTTTTTGAGGAAGATCAAAAAGGTGAAGCTCTATTAGATGAAAAACAATTAAAAGAGTAATATCCTCTACATATTTATAAATAAATATATTTTTTGATGAAAATTAAACACTCAAAGTACAAAAATACAGGTATTCTGTTTGAGTTACTAGTACGCCAAGCTACAGCAGATACCCTAAAAGGTACTGATTCCCCTGCTATTGATTTAATTAAAAAATATTTTGTTAAAAGCGAATTAGGGGTCGAATACAAACTATATGAATCAGTTTTAAAATCTAAAATTGTAACAGAGCATAAGGCTAATGCAACTATTAGTACTATTTTAGAGACTTCTAAAAAACTAAATCGTACTTCTGTAAGAAAGCAAAAATACAATTTAATTGCTGAAATTAAAAATCACTATAATTTAGATAACTTTTTTGGTACCAAAATTAAAAACTATAAAGAATTAGCTGCTTTATATACTTTAATTGAAGGGTATAATACTAAGGAGGTAACTAACACTGACCAAATAGTTGATAATAAAGTAACATTATTAGAATACTTGACTAAACAAGATGTTGAAGTTAAGGAAGTTAAAGAAAATGTACTAAATGAATTCCAAACTTATGATAAAGATTTAAGAATTCTTACTTATAAAGTACTTTTAGAAAAATTTAACTCCAAATATCAAGATTTATCAAACGAACAAAAACAAGTATTAAAAGAATTTATTAATTCTATCGATTCAACCCCCAAATTAAGAGAATTTTATAATACTAAAATTAATGAGTTAAAATTAGTTTTAAGTAACGAATCTAAAACTATTACTGATAAAGCTACCCAAGTAAAAGTACAAGAAATCTCTAAATTCCTTACTGAATTAGATAAAAATGATAAAGTTTCAAATGACAATTTAGTTGATTTGTTACAATATTATGAACTAATTAAAGAGATTAAGGTAGCAAATGGCAAAGTATAAATACAAATTACCTGAAAGAAAGGTAGGCGATGTTGATATTGAAAAAGGAATAAAATCCACAGTCAAAGACATTGACCCTGAAACTGGAACTATTTCTTGGGATATAGAATATGTTCCTGCTTTCGATTCTGTATATAAAGAATTTGATGAACTAAGAAGAGCAATTGCTCAACTAGACCAAAAAACTGATGATACTACAGTAGACGATATAGCTGCTAAAATTAAAGCAGAATTTAATAGATATCGTACCCACATCAGAAAAAACTACCCAGATGCCTATAAAAAATTCCAAACCAATGAAGAGGAATTAGAAGAAATGTCTACTACCAATTCAGGTGGTGCTACATTTACCCCTGGTACTGGGGCTCAATATGCTACTCCATACGCTTTTAATAAAAGTAAAAAGAAAGCTAACAGAGCTACTAAATATGCTTATAAATTAGGCTACAAACCCGCACCATATAAAACAAATAGGAAATCAAAAGTTATAGACTATAAAAAGATAATGGAAGGGGATAATATGTATAAATATAAACTAACTGAGGCTGAAAACGATGTTGAAGTATTTCAACAACAACGTATTCAGGATTTTGACGAGCTAGAAAGAAGATTAGATACTTTACGTAAAAAATTACGTCAAGGTAAATTATCAACTCAAAGGTATTATAGAGAAAACCCTAAGAGTTATTCAGTAGTTTATGGTACAGATATGATAAATGATTATTTTAACGATATAGAAGAATTACTCACTCAAGACCAATAATATGAAAACTTTACAAGAGCAGTACAATTTAATTAAAAAAGGAAAAGGAAGCAAAGAAACTTTCCTTAAAGAGGCTAAAGCTAAATTTCCAAACATGATCACAAACGCCGCTACGTTTGAAGAAACAACTAAGATTTTAAAAAACAGAAGTGTAATTGCTGAAGAATTAGGAGGAGTAGTTGGTCTTCAACCTATTAATACTATTGAAGCTCGTGAAAAACAAAATTGGGAAACTAAATTTGCTGACTTTTTAGCAGAAGAAGCTAAAGTAGTAGAGAAAAAAGCAACCAAAGAAGTAGAAGAAGCTGAAACTGCTGCTTACGATTATACTGATGTTAAATCATTAGATAACCAAATTGGATCTGAAGTACAAAAAGGTATTTATTTTGAAGCAAAACAAAACCCAGATAAATCAATTGAAGAAATTAAAGAAATTGTAGCTAAAAATTTATCTAAAGATCAATTGTATTACAAGAAAAACGCTATGTTCGGGGTAGAAGGTCTTGGCCTCGAAGAAATGAAAAGTGAAGAAGTATCTGGTAAACATAAAGAAAGTGGATATTCTGATAAACTAAAAACATTAGTTAAAGAATCATTAGGTGGAGTAGTTACTACAGGTAATCCATATTCTATGTCTGCTTTACAAAATGAAGTAATCAATGATATGCTTAGAGAAAAAGAGGAGGAAGAAAAAGAAACTCCTGCTCCTAAAAAAGCTAAAAAAATAAAGAAAGAAACTATTGATTCTAAATTAGCTGAAATTGAAGCTGCAGGTAAAATTACTACTTTAGAAGCTCAAATTGCGGCTATTGATGAGGCTATTGCTACTAAAGAAGAAAGATTATCAATGGTAAATGAAGATAGCGAAATGGCAGAACTACTTGATAAAGGTAAAGTAAACCAAATGCGTAAAGAAATCAAATTGTTAGAGAAACGTGCTAACAAGATGAAAAAAATGTATGAAAAATTAAATGGATCCGCTTATACTGCACCTGTAATTGATGAGATGAATGCAGTTGATTGGGATCTTAAAAGTGGAGCCTCATTAGACCCAGCTCCCCAAAAAGTAGGAATGACAGGTGATGGACCAGCTTCAGAATGGGAACAATCCAGAGAAAACTAAAAATGGCTCAATTATTAATAGAAACACAACTTTGGAATACCAATTCCTTATTGACTGAAAATGTCAAAAAGGAAAATGGTAATATCATAGTTGAAGGCATTTTAGCTACAGCTGAAGTTAAAAATGGCAATGGCCGTTACTACCCAAGAGAACTTTGGGAACGTGAAATGGACAAATACCAAGAAGCCATTAATAATAGAACTTCAACTGGGGAATTAGATCACCCCGAAAAAACTGTTGTAGAACTTAAAAATGTATCTCATTTAATTAGAGAATTTTGGTGGGATGGTGATAACATAATGGGTAAAATAGAAATTTTACCTACCCCCTCAGGTCAAATATTAGAGGCACTAATTAAAGCAGGTGTAACTGTAGGTGTTTCTTCCCGTGGTATGGGATCATTAGAACAAAATGGTAGCGTAATGGAAGTACAAGATGACTTCGAATTATTATGTTGGGATTTTGTTTCTACACCTTCAAACCCAGGCTCATATATGGGTGTTCTGCAAGAAGGTAAACAACATTCCAGTGTAAATTATAGTAAGGTCAATAATATCATAAGAGAGATATTATGTTCTAAAGGATCTTGCCCAATCTTTTAATCCTCTATAAATCTACATATACGTATAATCGTAATGTGTTATTTTTATAACACTAAACGATATTAACTTTCCTATTACGGTTCCTAATAACCGTATTTCACAAATTAAAAATTTTGCGATTATGTCTAACAACAGAGATTTGCTTAAAGAAGCAATTGCTGATGCTAAAGCTGTTAAAGAAACCGCTATAGCAAACGCTAAAGCTGCTTTAGAGGAAGCATTTACTCCACATCTAAAATCTATGTTAGCTGCTAAATTAGAAGAAATGGACAAAGAAGACGATGACAAAATGGAAGAGTCTGAAGAAATCCAAGAAACTGAAGATGTAGTAAACGAGACCGAAGAAATTCAAGAAACTGAAGAATCAGTTGATGAAGGATACGGAAAAGATAAGGATAAGGATAAAATGGAAGAATCCGAAGAAGTAAGCGAAAGTGAAGAAATCGAGGAAGAACTCGATTTAGATGAAATGCTTGCAGAACTCGAATCAATGGACGAATCTGAAGAACTTGATGAAGCTAAAGAAGAACTAGAAGAATCAGAAGAAATCGAAGAATCAGAAGAAATTGAGGAAACTGAAGAACCAGTTGCCGAAGCTGATGAAGATGAAGCTGAAGAAGAAGGTGAAGACGAAGCCGAAGAAGGTGAAGAAGAAGAAGAAATTGACCTTGAAGATATGTCATCTGACGATCTAAAAGGATTTATCGAGGATGTAATTAAAGACATGGTAGAAACTGGAGAAATTGAAGCTGGTGATGAATTTGAAGGCGAAGCCGGAGATGAAATCGAAGTAGAAGATGATCTAGATATGCCAATGATGGAAGAAAAAGAAGAAGTTGAAGAAGGCCTTAACATTATAGGTGCTTTAGAAAAAATCTTTGACAAAGTAACCGGTATTGACAAATTTACTGCTTGCCAAAAATCAGATTGGGCAGGTGATGAATGCGCTAAGCTAAAACAAGATATTAGCTATTCAGCTGGTGTTAAAGGTGGATTCGAAAAAGGATCAGGTAGTGTAATGGAAGATGAAGTAGCTAAGGCTCTTGCTGAAGTTGAAGAACTTAAGAAAGAACTTAACGAAGTAAATCTTCTAAACGCTAAACTTCTTTACACAAACAAAATCTTCCGTGACAAGAATCTAACTGAAGATAAAAAAGTTAAAGTGCTTAAAGCATTTGACAAAGCATCTACAGTTAAAGAAGCCAAAGTTATCTTTGAAACTCTTAATGAAGGACTTATCTCTAAGAAAAGACCTACAATTAATGAAGTAAAAGGTAGCGCATCTAAAGCAACAGGTACAGCTCCTGTAGCTAAACAACCAATCGTTGAAAGCGATGCTATGGTTGATAGATTTAAGAAATTAGCTGGAATTATTTAATATTTAAACTTTTAATTTTAAAGACATGAGTTTACAATCTCTTTTAGAAAGTGCAAACAACTTTAAGTCAGTATCTTCTGACGCTGCACGTTTATCTGAAAAGTGGGAAAAAACCGGACTATTAGAAGGTCTTGAAGGATCACACAAAACCAATATGGGTGTTATTCTTGAGAACCAAGCAAAACAACTTGTTGTTGAAGCTTCTAATACAAACTCTGGTGGTGCTAACTTCACAGTAGGTGATGGTGAGCAGTGGGCTGGAATCGCTCTTCCACTTGTAAGAAAAGTATTTGGACAAATTGCCGCTCAGGAATTTGTTTCTGTACAACCTATGAACTTGCCTTCTGGGCTAGTATTTTATCTAGATTTCCAATATGGAACTACTAAAGATAACTTTACTGCTGGTAACTCACTATATGGTGACGTTTCTGGATTTGCTTCTAACGACACTTCAGGTGGTCTTTATGGAGCTGGACGTTTCTCTTACTCTATTAACACTACATCTTCTGTATCTGCTGTAACTGCTACTGTAACTACAGCCTCTTGGTCTGATCTTAACTTTGATTCTGACTATTCAGCTTCTGCAGTTGCTGATGATTATCGTTTAGTAGAAGTAGCTGATACTCAGTTATCTTCTCCTGACACTGAAGCCGTAAGATCATTTACTGTTTCTTCTTCTGTTAGTGGTCCTGATGTACATGTAGCTGCTTTCACTCGTAGAAATACTACTGATGATGGTACTATCTTTGTTGTTCTTGGAACTGCTGCTGATGGTGCTGATTTAGCTATTGAGTACTCTCAAGCTACTGCTGATAACAACAGAGGTGACTTTGAAGATGGTAACACTGGACTAAACACTAGTAACGATCCTATCTCAATTCCTGAGATCAACGTACAGATGAAATCATCTGCTATCGTAGCTAAAACACGTAAGCTAAAAGCTGTATGGACTCCTGAGTTCGCACAAGATCTTAACGCTTACCACAGTATTGACGCTGAAGCTGAATTAACTTCAATGTTAAGTGAGTATATCTCTCTAGAAATCGATCTAGAAATCCTTGATATGCTACTTGAAAATGCTTCTGCTGGTACTGAAACTTGGTCAGCTGTAAACAACCAATCATTCTCTTCTACAACTGGAGATGGTACTACTACTGATCTTGGATTCTACAATAGCCAAGGACAATGGTTCCAAACTTTAGGAACTAAAATTACTAAACTAAGCAACATTATTCACCAAAGAACTCTACGTGGTGGTGCTAACTTTATGGTTATCGCTCCTGCTGTAGGTACGATCC